GGAGAGAAGTTTGCAGTAGGTGGTAGAGTAGTTGAATTAGAGGGTGGTGAGGCTGTTATAAACAAAAGAAGTACATCAATGTTCTCTAGCCAATTATCTGCAATGAACGCAGCAGGAGGAGGTGTTAAGTTTGCTGATGGAGGATTACTTAATCAACCTTCATTCTCACAACAACAATTCAATGCTTTAGGACAGAATCAAATGATGGGTGCAATGGGTAACTCAGGTAAAGTAACTGTAGTTGAAGCAGATATTACTAGCAGTCAGAATACTGTAAGTGTGATACAATCTCAAGCAACAATTTAATAATTAAAAAAGTAAACAAATGTTTGTTGATAAGAAAACAAAATTAGAAAGACTAGATGTATGTAAAAGTTGTAGTTTCTACCGAAACTTCTTACTGTTAAAGAAGCCACAAATAAGTAGAGGCTCAAGATGTGCTAAATGCAAATGCTTCCTAGATGCAAAGACATCATTAACAAAAGAGTTTTTTGGTAAGTGTCCAGAAAATAAATGGTAAAAATCTACATATGAATTTCAAAGAAATCGCTGCTAATTACAGCAAGAACAAAAGAAGTATGATGACTGATGCAGTTATTAAGAACAAAAATCATCAAAGAAACTTCCCAACCTATCAAGCAACTTCATTGAACTTAATGTTTGCTGAATGGCATTTATTATTTCCTGCTAACAAGCAAAGTATTAATTGCACTTCTTGTAGAGGAGCAGTTTGTAAGTTTTGGGAAACTATGGTAGATGAGTGGATTGAAATAGAGCAAACACCTAAAAAGAAAAATGTCCCTAAAAAAAATAAGACAAAATAAAGCAGATGTAGTCTTTGACTTCATTGAAATTGCTGGTAGTGAGTTAGAGAAGAGGTTTGGGGAAAGCCCAACTAGTAGGGATATTATAAGACATCTTGCAGAGAGAGGATTAATTGAACCTAAGAGAATTAGGAACTATATGATTATTGCTGACTTTGATAGGATGCTAGTAGGTAATGAAGGGAGTAGAACTAACACTTGGATGGACTTATCTATTAAGTATGACATAAGTGAGAGTATGGCTCAGAACATAGTCTATAAAGAAAGAAAGAAGGCTACACCATCAAGTAACATCACATACTAAAAGTTTTGTAGGTAAATTGGGTAAGATTAAAAACACTTGCTTGTATTTTTGCTGCTATGAACGAAAAATGGTATAACATTCAAAATAAGGCAGGTGAAACTGCTGATATATATATCTTTGATGAAATAGGTACTTATGGAGTAACTGCACAAGACTTTATATCAGAAATCAAAGGACTAAAAGATATGCCAATCAACTTACGCATTAATTCGCTTGGAGGAGATGTGTTTGATGGAATGGCTATGTACAATGTAATCAAAAGAAGAGAAGCTAAGACTACAGTCTATATAGAGGGTATAGCAGCAAGTATCGCTACTATCATTGCTTTAGGTGCAGATGAGGTGATAATGGCAGAGAACTCTTTATTTATGATTCATAACGCTTGGGGAGGAACTTCAGGAGAGGCTAAGGATATGCGTAAGACTGCAGAAACTCTTGATAAGATTACAAGTGAACTAACAGACATTTATGTAAAGAAGACAGGATTATCGTATGATACTCTTGCTGAGATGATGGATGAGGAGAGTTGGTTAAATGCTGATGAAGCTTTTGCTTTAGGATTCATTGATACTATCTCTGACTCTATTAAAGTGGCTGCTAAGTATGATGTTTCTAAGTTTAAGAACATCACGCAGGAAGAAATTAAGAATAAATTAAGTATTAATATAAATAACAAAAAAATGACTAACGAGTTAAAAGATTGGTTCAATAGTAAGGTTGAGGAAATTGTTACTGCTGTAAAAGGTGAGGTAAAAGTTTCTGCAGATGTTGCTGAACAAACTGCGATAACTGTGAACTTAGGAGATAACGAAGAAATTACAAATAAGATTTCTGAATTTGAAGCTAAGAACATTGAATTATCAAACAAAATATCTTTACTAGAAGAAGATTTGGTTTCTGCAAAAGGAAACAATGAAACTTTAACAGTAGAGGTTGAAGGTTTGAACGCAAAAATCAACAAGGCAGATGCTAAAGGTACAGAATTAGAAACTTCAAGCGACCCTGCAATAGTTGAAAACAAAGTAGTAGATGGCAATTCAGCATTTTACGCTGCAATGGCATCAAGAATAAGAAGTAAATTTAATAATTAAAAAATAAAATAAAATGGCAAATGTAGCAAATGAGGCAATCAACGCAACTTATGGTGGCGCTCAACTAAACGAAATCTTCTACGAACCAGTATTTAGAAGTGATGATATAATGCGTAACTACAGGGTAATACCTAATGTTAAGCACGTAATGAATGTATATACAGCAGCAGCTTTAACGAAAATCGTAGAGTCTTACACAACTTGTTCATCGGCAAGTGGTACTAAAGAATTTGATATTTCTGATAAAGTAATTACTGCAGGTAGATGTAGAGTTGCTTTAGAGCAATGTACTGATGAGTTTTTCGGAACTTTCATTGAGGAGTCTTATAGAAGTGGAGCAGATGTAATGAATATTGAAGGTACTCAGTTAGCTTCTGCAATCGTAAACAGAGCAGTAAAAGGTATCGCTTCAGATGTAGTAAGATTAGCTTGGGGTGGTGATGTAGATGGAGCAGTACCAGGATATGCAGTATTTAATGGTTGGATGGAATTAATGAAAACAGAAACTGTTTTAAATACAGCAGCAGCAGACCCAGCAAATCCAACAGCAGCAAATGCATTAGCTTTAATAATGCAAGTTTATGATGGCGCACCTGCAGCTTTACAGCAAGTAGCACCAGCAGATAAGAAAATGTTTGTAACTCCTAAGTTATATAACGCTTACTTACAAAATCTTGAAGGTAACGGAGCTGACTTAGCAATCGTTAATAGAGTAGATGCTGCACCTAGAGTTTCTTTTAGAGGTGTTGAATTAGTAGCAATGTATGAGTGGGATACTATCTTAACTGATACTAATCCAGATTTATTCAACAATGTAACTGACCTTACACAAGGTGTATGTTACACTGCAGTTGAAAACTTAATCATTGGTTCTGATGTAACTGACCCAGAAGGTTCTTTCAAAGTATTTTATGATGATTTAGAAGAGAAAATGTTCTTTAGAGGTTACTTCAAGTTAGGTGTACAGTACTTGTACTCTTCTCTTGTTCAGTGGGGACTTGTAATAACAGCAGTATAATAATAATGTAATAATAGAGGAGAGGGTGTAAAAATCTTCTCCTCTTAATTACTTTTTAATTAATTATAAAATAAAATAAAATGGCAATAGATACAGGATTAGCGATTGGTTGTACTGATTTACAAGCGACTGGTGGTATATCACAAATATTATTAAGAGAATGGACAACAACTGATTTAGTAACTTATGACACATCAACACCGTCAGTTCACAGTATATTAAGCATACTTGATGCTTCACCTGCAACAACAGCAGATTGGTTTGTGTATGAGTTTAAAAATGAAACTCCAGCATTAACAATAGCAGCAACTAAAGAGAATGGTTCAACTGCATTTGAGTGTGGTTTATCTTTCTTCTTACCAAAAACAGATGTAACTAAATACACTGCACTACAAGGTATGTTAAATTCTTGTATGATGGGTATAGCAATAGATACTAATGGAAACAAATGGGTTCTAGGTGTTTCTGAGAAGTATGCAAATGAAGATGTAGCAGGTAGAAGTCAAACTTACTTAAATTTAAGTGGATTTGAAGGAGGTACTGGTGCTGCTTATTCTGATGAGAATGGAATTACTGTTACTTTAATGGCAAGACAATTTGAGTTACCTAGAGAGTATGCAGGTACAATATTAGTTGATACAGCAGCATTAACAGCAACAACAGCAGCATAATAATTAAAGATATATTTTTAGGTTGGACTTGTTTCGTAAAAAGTTTATAACCTTTTCCTATTAATATCTTTCTAATAATATGTGTGATTGTGGTCAAAAAGTTGTAAATTACACACACTTAAATATATACACACTTATGGCAGAATATAAGGCAGTAAAATCATCAGGTACTTTGTATAAGGGTGATTTAAAGATTAAATGGGCTACAGCAACTCAAGAGGAGTTAGCTTATGCTTACGAGGATTTAGGATTGACTAAATTAGTAGAAAAATTATCAACTATAAAAACTGAAGATGAGCCAAAAAAAGAAAGTAAGAGGAGCAGCAAAAACAAATCTTCAGACTCAAAAGAGTAATACTTTTGAATTTGGGGTTTTTAATTTAGCAGTACCTCAAAGTATAGAAGAACCACAAGACTTATCTAGGGTGCTGACTAAGTTCGTACCATTTGGTAATGACAACTTGTTTCCTCAGTACTTAGCTAGACTAAAGCGACAATCATCTACACACAGAAGTGTCTTAGCACAAAAGACAATCTTTACTAGTGGTGCTAAATTTGTCAGTAGCAATGAAGACATATTAGACTACATTAAAGATGTTAATGCTGATGGAGAGTCATTAAGAATGATTTTTAAGAAGTTAGCAGATGATTACTATACATTTGGAAATGCTTACTTAGAAGGAGTTATATATGATGGTGGACTGAATCTATACCATATAGATGCAACTACCGTTAGAATGGCTAAGAATAAGAAAGAAGTGTATGTTCATCCTGATTGGGCTAAGTTCAATACTATGAAGGATAAGTTAAGCACTATACCTATCTACCCAGAAGTAAAGGGTAACAGGTTTGTATATGAGTTTAATGATTACGAGCCTACATTCCAATTCTACGGATTACCTGATTATGTTGCAGCATTAGAGCATATTGCTGTTGATTATGAAATTGGTAAATGGAATCACACAAAATTTAAAAATGGCTTCCAACCATCTGCTATCGTTGAGATTAGTGGAGATATGGGTGAAGAAGAAGCAAAGAAATTAGTACACGAGGCACAGAAGAAGTTTGTTGGAGAGGGGAATAATGGTAAGATTATGTTTATCGTTAAGAATGGAGATACTTCTCAGGCTAATGTACAGATAATAAAAGATGACCAAGATGGTAGTTGGTTAGACTTACAAAGAATAACTGACCAGAACATTGTAACTGCTCACAGATGGCAACCATCTCTAAGTGGATTAGTTTCAAGTGGTAAGATGAATAATACAGGTAGTGAGATTAGAATTGCTTATGATTTAGCAATGACTACTGTAATTAAAGATACTTCTGACTTACTATTAAATGGTATTAAGACTGTATTGTATAAAGAGTTAGGTTTCTTACCTGAAGATTTAATCATTCATTATGAGCCACCAATTAGTTTTGCTACTCAGATTGACCCATCTAAAGTGCTTACAATTAACGAGCAAAGAAGAATGTTAGATGAGGACTTACCAATGCTTGTAGAGGGTGATATGTTCTTAACTGATAGAGAGCAAATCATTGTAACTAGAGATGATGATGCAGATGGAGTTGGAGATGATGATGCTGGAGATTTAACTGTAACTCAAAAAACTGAAGACTAAACACTATGGCAAACGTAAATCAATATAAAACACTAGCAACATCAGAAGAGGTTATAAGTAATAGTTTTACTAATGCTAATACTGACCCTGCTTTAATATCAACTAACACTATATTACTTTCTGAGTTAGCACATTTAAAGACTGCTATTGGTAAGAAGTTTTATGAGGAGTTAAAGACACAGAATAATGTAGGTGATTATCCAGCAGCAGGAGGTCTTACTCAAGCTAATCAAACTTTAATGGATGATTTCTTAATTAGAACTCTATGTTGGTTTGCTAGATTTGAGGTTATTAATGAGGTACAGAGCAACAGTAGTAGTATGGGGATTGTCCATAATATTGATGAGTTCTCTACTATCATTGACCCTGCTGAGTTAAATGCTTATAAGCAAGATACTTACAGAAAGTCTGAGATATACTTACAAGATATGATAGAGTTTTTGAATGACCCTGATAATAGTGCTGACTACCCTACATACACTGCTAATGCACCTTGTAACAACACTACATACAAGAATCACGGAATAATAATGTATGATAGTATATATGATAGACCAAGAAGGAATTATGATAGTTGGAAGAATTATTGTCCAGAATGTTAAAAAATATATAAATGGCTGCAAACGAACATAAGAACTTAACTGATATTAATAGGCATAATCCAAAAGGATTTGAAAATGCTACTAATGATACTGTATTAAGTAAGAATATTGGAACATCTCCTACTGGAACTGATGGTAATTTAGTATGGCAAGGAAAGTCTTTTATGGGAGTTACTAACTATAAGATGCAAGGTTATACTGATGCAGGTACTACTAACTATGCTTATGGTGAGGATATTGCAGATAACAAATCTCCATTTCAAATGGATGTTGATTATGGAAGTGCAACAGTAGCAGGAGGAACTATCACTCCTTCAAATGTACTTAGAATTGGTCAGAGTCAAATAGTCGCTGAAACTGCTGCTGTATCTTCTATCAGTGGATGGATTACAAGCAACTTAGGTAATTCTATTACTGTAGCTATATGTAAGGCAACACCTACAGAAAATGATACTACTGCTATAGTTCCTATTGTAATTGATGAAATTACTGTAACAGGATTGAGTAGTAATAGTAAACTTATTAGAGTTAATGAAACTACTATAACGACTACAGCATTAGCAGCAGGAGATATTTTGTTTGCTATGGTAAAAGAAGAAACTGCAGGTTCTGCAATTTTTATGAATTTAACTATTCAAACAACTACATTCTAATGACTACTAAAGAAGAATTAATTTCAATGAAAAAAGACATAACTTCAATTAATGAGAAGGTAGATAATATAGCATCTAAATTAGATATGCTTACAGATAAGTTGCTTAATCCAGACTCAGGAGTTACTGCTAGAGTAAATAGAAACACAGCTATGAGAAAAGTTTTAGTTAAAGCAATGTGGGTGATATATACAGTAACTATAGGTGCTATAATAACAATATTTACAAAATAATAATAACAATTAAAAAATAAAAAAATGAGTACATTTGATACGGATAATACACTACTACTTGAGATGCTTGGAAAAGGTGGCTTGAATGTAGTTTTTACAACTGCTGCACAAACAGGTAAAGATTGGTACTGCTTATACTTCCCTGTAGAATCAGTTATAGCATCTATTACAGTAGGTAATATGTCAGGAACTGAAGGTGCATTGGTAGGTTTAACACTACCTGCTGGAACAACTTTGTTTATGAGAACGACAGCTATTCAATTAACGAGTGGGGTTGGTATTGGCTACAGAGAATCTGATGGTGATGCTACTAAATAATGAAATTATCACTAGGCATATCATTACCAACTAGTAACAAGGGAGGAGTAACACCTGTACAAAAGCAAGTAAATGACTTTAAGGCTAGAGTTGTTGCTGATGGTGGTGTATTTGAGGCTAAGGCTTGTTTAGAGGCACAATTAACAATTTTAAGTAATA